TTCGGCAATGTCAGACCTGCAAAACACGGGAGACCTTGACGCTAAGTTGGCAGGTCTGGTCGCAAGACTTGATGCTGTTAGAACAGGTGCTAATGAGGCTGCTGCTGGACTTGTTGCAACGGAGACAGATAAGGCTCAAGCTAGTCTAGATGCCGCCCTTACTGGTGGTAACGATGCCATAATAAGAGATGCTCAGATTGCTTACACTGCTAGACTGGAGTTAATCAACGCGATTGGCGTAACAACAACTGCACTGGAAGACGAAAAAGAAGCTAACAAGAACTTGAGTAAGTCTATGTCAGACCTCTCTAAAGATGCTGAGGTCCTCCGTAAAGAGATAGAGAAGCTTGAGTTCAAAGCTGACCCAATAAAGAAGTACAACTCTGAGATCGAACGACTGAACGAATTGAAGGCTGCTGGTCTGTCTGATGGTGCCTACAGTGCTGAGGTCGCCCGTATCATGGAAGAGTTCGCCAAGGGGTCGCCAATCATATCTTCGTTCAGCGATGCTTTCGAGGGGTTTCTTAACGGTTCTATTAAGAGCTTTGGGGACTTCACTCGTAAGATATTCAGTGACTTCCGTAACCTGCTGGCACAGATGATAACGACAGCAGCCCGTAACCAAATCCTCTTCGGGGGTTCTGTTGGTGGTTCTATGGCAGGTTCTGCTGCATCTGCTGCCACTGGTAGTGCTGGTAGTGCTGGACTGTTCTCTAGTATCGGGGCTGGCGTAGGAACCTTTGCTAGTTCTGTAGGGACTGGTCTGGGTGTCGTTGGTAGTGGGTTCATGGCAGGTGGCCTTGGCGGGGCTGCTACGGCTAGTATGGGTGCTATCAGTGGTGGCATCGGTATGGGCGGTCTTGCAGGCTTTGGCACTGCCCTTGGTGCAGCTATCCCCATAATCGGTGCTGTCGCCCTTGTGTTTGGTGCATTGCGTAAGACAACCAAAGAACTTGATAGTGGCTTAAATGTCACAGTTAAGAACATGGATGCACTTGTTACCAGCTTTAAGACGGTAGAGACACGTCGCTTCTTCGGTCTCAGCAAGAAAACTAGTACATCTACTGGCGGAGTCTCTAACGAGGTCTCTGATCCTATTGTTGCGGCTGTAACTCAAATACAACAGTCTGTGCTTGATGCTGCTGCTGCCTTTGGTATCGGGTCTGATGCTTTCGATAACTTCAGCTACGAGTTTAAGCTGTCGCTAAAGGGTCTGTCAGAAGACCAGCAGATGCAGAAGATCAACGAAGAATTATCTAAGATGGGTGATTCTTTCGCCTCTCTCTCTGGTCACTTCGAGACTATGAATGAATTGCTTGAGGCTGCTAACCAGCGTATGCAACTTCAGAACCGTCTGGATCAACTCTTAGGTAACAACCAAGCTATCTTGACACGACAGAGAGAATCTGAACTTGCTGCTATGAACAAGTTGAACCGACCTCTTGCTCAGGCTATCTACGACCTAGAGGATGCTCAGGCTGCTGTAGTCGAGACCCAAGCTGCTGTAGCTAATGCTTTCACTGCATTGAGGGCTTCTATTGATGCTGAGAAGGACAGGATACAAAACTCCTTTACAGGTATCATTGATGGTATTAAGGAACGTCTTGATGTCGTCAACGAGGCTCTGCAACAAAGCCGTAGCATCTATGACTTGTTGGCTAATGCCCTACGGTCACGACAAGTAAGTGGTGATGCAGCTTTTGCTGGTCGTAGGTCTGCTGCACAATCATTCCTTCGTGGGGGAGACTTCAGAGATGAGGAACAACTCCGTGAAGCACTTAGTGTTGTCGCTGAACCATCTGAGGGACTCTTCAGTTCTTTTGTAGATTACGCAAGGGACTTTGGACGGACTAGCTTCCTTATCGAAGAAGCTAAGAAGATCGCTGAAGTACAGTTGACTGCTGATGAGAAGCAGGTTCTTCTCTTGGAGGAACAGATTGTTTCCGCTGAGGCTAGTCGTGACGCTCAACTAGAAGCTCTTGAACAACAGTATCAGATCGAAGTCAACCAGTACAATGCTCTGTTGGGTATTGATACGTCTGTCAAGTCTGTCACTGAGGCTATCGGGACACTTCGTGGTGCTATTGCGGCTATGGCTTCTGCACAGGCTGCTGCTAAGGCCGCTGCTAGTGCTGGTATCGGTGCTGGTATCGGTGCTGGTGCTGGTGGGGGTTCTGCGGGTCTTAAGTTGACTGGTGAGAAGTATCAAGGTTTCGACCTAGCTAAAATCAGGGGTGCTGCTGATCTTATGGCTGCTGCTGCACAAAATAATGTGCAAACTTCTGGTAGGACTGGTGCTGAAATCCAGCAGGCTATCTCTAATGCCACTGGTCTAGCTGTCAACATGGATAATGCTACTCGTGCAAAGCAATTTGCTATGGGGGGCTATCACACTGGTGGTGTTCGTATGGTTGGTGAGCGTGGTCCTGAGCTTGAAGCTACTGGTCCGTCTCGTATCTTCTCACATAACCAAACTGCTAGCATGTTCAAAGACCCTGATCTTAAGGATGCTGTACGCAGTCTGAAAGAAGAGGTTGCAGGTCTCCGTTCTGAGCAACGACAAATCCAGATGGACATCTCCAAGTACACCAAGCGTACTTATGACATTGAACGTAAGTGGGATGTCGAAGGTCTCCCAGCAACAAGGACATAAGATATGCAGCTTATCAAACCTGTCACGGTTACTGACACAGTTCTTGTATCTAGTAACGTACCTGAGAATGACTATGCTGAGTGGGCTGTAGGTACGACATACGACACTGGTGATAGGGTTATTGTTCTGAGTAACCACTCTGTCTATGAAAGCCTCATAGATACTAACTTGGGTAATAACCCTGTCACTGATGATGGTACTAAGTGGCTTAGGTTGGGTGCTACTAACAGGTGGAAAGCCTTTGACCAGAAGATTGGTGATAGAGTTACTAACACGACAAGCATCCAGTATGTGTTGTCAGAGGCAAACTCTAACGTAACTGCTATCGCCCTCTTCGGTCTTGCTGGTATCAGTGCTAATGTGACAGTGACTGATGATGTTGAAGGGGAGGTCTACAATGAGACTATCTCTCTTATCGACAACAGGAACATCGCTGATTGGTACACATACTTCTTTGAAGAACAGGCCCAGAGACAAGAAGCTCAATTCCTTGATATCCCCCCTTACCTAGCGTCAGATGTTCAGGTTACAGTTACAGCTAATACAGGTGAGACTGCTCAACTTGGTCAACTTGTCTTGGGCTTCTTGTCTAATCTTGGTCTAACTACATACGGGACTGCAATCAGTATCGAAGACTTCTCTCGAAAAGAGACTGACGCATTTGGTAACTTCATTGTCGTTGAAAGAGCATTTGCTCAGTTGGCTGACTTTGATGTACGGTTCCCAACAAACACTGCTCGTAAGGTACAAAGGACACTAGCTCAATTCAGAGCAACACCTATCGTCTATATCGGCTCTGATGACGTGTCCTACGGTACTACCATCTATGGGTTCTACCGTAGATTTGATTTAACACTTGAAGGCCCATCCTTGTCGTTTGGTGCTATCGAAGTAGAAGGACTGACCTAATATGGCATACCCCCCGATTTCTAACTTACCTTCACCTCCTTCCAGACAAGACCCAGCTAACTTCGCTGATGAGGCTGACGCTTTCTTGGGGGCATTGCCTACTTTCCAGACGCAAGTAAATGCTGCTGGTACATACATTGATGGTGTAGGGACCGCTGTAGACGCTGACGCTACTGCTGCTGCTGCTAGTGCTTCTACAGCCCAAGCTGCTGCTACAACGGCTGTTAACGCTGTCGATGCCTCTGAGTGGACCTCTGGTGGCTCCTTTACTGAGGGGGATGTCGTCTGGTCTGGTGTGGACTATCAAACGTATAGGGCTAAGACAACCCACTCAGGACTTACGACAGACCCATCTGAAGACAACACAAACTGGCAACGTATCTCCTCTGGTGGTGTCGTTAATATTGAGGGTGTAACAGAGATTTTTGTTACCCAAGAGATTACTTACACTATAACAGATTTTAACTCTTTTTCTGTGTACTCTGTCAGTGTGTCTGCTGGGTCGGTATCTATCTCCACTGACACTATTACACTTACTGCACCTGCTACGGCTGGTGATATTGTTCTTACGGTCACTAAGGATGGCTCAGACACAAACTTTGATTTGACAATTCTTGCTTCTGGTGTAGCTACCCCCACTAATACGTCCCCTGCAAACGCAACTACAGAGGTTGGCTCAAGTCAAACCCTCACAGCTTCAGCTTTTGAGGCACTAGGTGTTTCGGATACTCACGCCTCATCTGACTGGCAGTTGGCTACAGACGCAGGGTTTACCACTATTGTTGATAGCACAACTGCGGACGCTGTTAACCTTACCTCTTGGGAAGTGACTGGCCTTAGTGAAAACACTACATACTACTGGAGAGTAAGATACACAGGCACAACCAATGGAACCTCTGGCTATTCTACATCAACTACGTTTGTGACATCTGACAGCTTTGGGCCGACTATTGGTGAAGCATATGGTGGTGGTTTCTATGCTGGTAATATTGTTGAGGGGGGGACTGAATATTATATTATTGTCGCCCCTAAGTCTTCTGGTGAGAACTCAAGTAAACAATTTAAGACTGCCAATACTGCCGCACCTTCAGATACTCAAACACTAAACGACGGCCCTGCTGCATCCTCCTCTATGAACTCTGCAACCTACCCAGCGGCACAGTTTTGTGAGGCGCTAACCATTGGTGGTTTTTCTGATTGGTATCTTCCTGCCAGAGATGAACTAGAGCTTTGCTATCGTAACCTTAAACCCACTACCAATGCTAACACCACGTCAGATAGAGCAAAGTCTTCTATTACATACCCAGAAGGGAACGATCTGTTGGCTGACACAATGGGTGTTAATCGCAACAGTAACCCGACAGGTGCTGCTTATACTTCTGGGACACCTAGTCAAACTTCCGTAACAGCTTTCATAACGGGAGGTACAGAAGCCTTTGCTTCAGGCTTCCACTGGTCTTCTTCAGAGTTTTCTGACACGCTCGCCTGGGTCCAGCTCTTCGGTACCGGCACTCAGACCAACACCGTTAAGGGCAATTCAGGCTATGTTCGTGCCGTCAGGAGATTGGCTATTTAATTATTTAATCTCATGGCACAGTATCAGCATTTACCCATATACAAAGTCACATATGATCTTCTATCCTTAGTCACAAAGCGGACTAAAGAGTTCCCTAGAGATTTTAAATACTCTCTGGGGGACAAGATCAGGAATGAATGTATTGACCTTGTGATATTTATATACAAAGCTAACTCTACCAAGGATAAGGTAGATTACCTAAACAAAATACTTGAGCGAGTTCAAGTGATAGAACTAATGCTTCGTCTATCAAAAGATTTGAACTTGCTCAATGTAAAAGCCTTCTCCGAAATAATAGTTTTGACAGACTCTATAAGTCGTCAGGCCCAAGGGTGGGTCAACAAGAGCAGGAGCTGAGGGCAGAATGGGAGCTGTTAAGGCAGTTTCTAGCGACCCTTTTATCTCGGATCACGACCGTTGGAAACAACGAAAGGGCTTTAAGCCAGTCTCATTGCGGAAACATCTGCTTTGTGTCTTGTGAGTGCGTGATCTTAAGCCTTTGCTTCAGGCAACTACTGGTCTTCTTCAGAGTTTTCTGACACGAACGCTTGGAAACAGAACTTCAATAACGGCAATCAGAACAACAACAATAAGAACAATTCAAACTATGTTCGTGCCGTCAGGAGATAAATTCAGTGTATTGCGACCTAACCATTTCGGAGATTTTTCAAGCCTACTACGACTGCCGTAAGAACAAGAGAAACACTTGGAACGCACTCAAGTTTGAAGAGAACTTAGAGCGTAACTTGATGGACCTTTATTACGAGTTAGTTTCACAGGACTACAAACCTAACAGGTCTATAATGTTTGTGATTACAAGACCAAAGGCTAGAGAGGTGTGGGCGGCAGATTTTAGAGATAGAGTAGTCCACCACACTTTGTATAATAGGTACTCTCGGTATTTCTACAACAGGTTTATACATGACAGTTATGCTTGCATACCAGAAAAAGGTACACTCAGGGCGGCAGAAAGAGTTGAGTATTTTATTAGGTCTTCTACTAAGAACCACACACAGAACGCTTGGTTCTTGAAGGCAGACATAGCAAACTTTTTTGTCAGTGTTGATAAACAAATTCTAGACAGCTTGTTGTGCAAACACATAGTTGACCCTTGGTGGCAGTGGTTGATGAAAGTCATCCTGCATAACGACCCAAGAGAGGGTGTTTTTATAAAGAGTCCAGCGTCTTTACTGGGTGTAGTCCCTCCCCACAAGAGCCTCCTGAACGCACCTAAAAGTAAGGGGCTACCCATTGGGAACTTGTCGAGTCAGTTTTTTGCAAACGTGTATTTAAACGAGTTAGACCAGTTTGCAAAGCACAAACTCAAGGTGGGACACTACGCCAGATATGTAGACGATTTGGTAATGTTTGGTGACTGTGGATCAGACCTTAACGATAAGTACGAGTTGATGTGTAACTTTGTCAGCGAGAATCTATTGATAGAGTTTCACCCCAACAAAAAAGAAATAAACACTGTTGACAAAGGTATAAACTTTGTGGGGTACATAATAAAACCGCACAGGAAATATTTAAGAAGGACGACAGTGGAAAATCTGTACAGTAAGGTACCTGATCGGCAGACCTTTAAAGAGTTGCAACCCACAGTGAACAGTTATTTCGGTATGATGCGACAAGCAAACTGTTATAACGAGAGAAAGAAGGCCGCTGAATTTATTTCAGATAGGGGCTTCAAGTTTGACAATAACCTGACTAAACTGATAGGATAACCAGAGATGTATATCTGCGTAACTCATGTCGATGCCAAGACTGGTATCCCCTGCACAGAAGCCCCTATGCGCCGTGGGCCTGCAATACCCAAGGTTAAGGGCTTAAAGATAGAGTGGGCTAACTACACACAGTGGCCTACTGATACTCCGTATTTCTACGGTACCTGCGATGATGTTGCTGACACTTCTATTGCGGGTGTAATTAAGGTTCTGACTGAGCAACAATACACTTCTATGCGACAGACAGAAACCAACAACAAGGCAGGTCAAGTTCGTATTCAGAGAGACAACCTGTTGCGATCAGAAGTTGATACCTACAACCCGATTAGGTGGGAGTTGCTTACTCAAGAAGCTAAGGGTTATCTACGGGATTACCGTGAGGCTCTTCTTGACGTACCACAACAAGATGGCTTCCCTTGGACAGTAGAATGGCCTGAGAAACCTGTTACCTGAGGAGATACACCATGTCTTATGTATTAGGTAAAAGAAGCCTAAGTAACTTAGAAGGGGTACACCCCGACCTAGTTGCTGTCGTTAACAGGGCTATCCAGATTACCAAGTCTGACTTCGTTGTAATCGAAGGTGTCCGTAGTAAGGAACGACAGAAGGGACTGGTAGCTAAGGGTGCATCTAAGACGATGAACTCAAGGCACCTAACTGGTCATGCTGTAGATATTGCACCTTGGCCTATCACTTGGGAGAAGCAAGCCTTTATTCCCATCGTAGGGGCTATGAAGCAAGCTGCTGAAGAACTGGGTATAGACGTTACTCATGGGCATGACTGGGGCTGGGATTCACCTCACCACGAACTCTCACGAAAGACTTACCCATGAGCAACGAACCTTGGCACCTAAACAGAAGTGTCCCTATCACATTTATCCTCGCTATCATTTGTCAGACTGTTGCACTAATCTGGTTCGTGGCTACACTGAGTAATGATGTCGCTAACAACAAGAACGAACTAGCTAGGTTGGAAGTAAGAACCCAGAACCTAGAGGTGGTAGCACAGAGCCAAGCTGTCATGTTGGGTAGAATAGACGAGAACTTGAAGGCTGTCAGAGACATCTTAGATAGGATAGTGAATGAAAGATAAGGTCTGTTCCGAATGTAAGAAACCCAAGCCCCTATCTTCTTTCAGTAAAAATAAGCGTAGTAAAGACGGTTTGAGAACTGACTGCATGGACTGAGCTAAGATGCGGATTATCCCTGCAAGAATGAATTTGTCGAAGGGGAATAAACTTGAAGTATTTTAGAAGCCCTAGTCGCACATTTAAACGGGAAATAGCTGTAGCCCTTTTGGTATGGCTAGTCTACATTGTGGAGACTAAAGATGTCAACCTTATCGAAACCCTCGTTTGGCCTATCTTCACGTTTGTTACTGCTGCTTTTGGTATTGACCAGTACAGCAAGTTGCAGCAGCGGGGCATTGAGCCTACTAACGGGCGGGGGACCGAACGTAGCAGCCAACACACAGGCAGGCAAGACCAACTCCCAGACGATTGGAACGACAAATAATATCTCACCTAGTGTGTCAGACTCTCAGGTAGACAAGGTTGACCAAAGGGTAGTTACCACTAGGGTAGCCTCTGATAAGGTAGATGTCGTCACTGTCAATGAGACACCCCCTTGGTTAGTCATAGCCCTTGTCGTCTGGTCCATATTCCTCTGGCAATTACCTTCACCTAGTCAAATTGGTAACTGGTTCTCAAACTTATTTGGTCGTAGATAATAAAAAAGCGCAGGCATCCAATTAAGGACACCCACGCTCTCATTCATTAGCCCTCGTTACCTTAACTGGTAGCGGGGGTTTTTGTTATTTCATCAACCTGATTCTGCATGTCAATAAGGTCTTCCTGTAGATCAATGATGTCGTCCTGTAGTTCCTCTACCTCTTCGACAGTAGCTGTAGCAAAATCTGTCAGCGATTGATTAAGACCCACTTGCATACCAACAAACTTGTAGAAGGTATCTACTCGCCAGACTAAGTACAAGGTCACAAGAAGGTGTATGGCTAAAGCACCCCAATATATTTCCATTAGCCCTCCCTCTGCTTCTTCAGCATAAATAACTCTAGTCGTGTCGTGTACCAGATAGCCTTTCGGATGTCTTCGATCCCATTCTTATAGCGCCAGCGATGATTGTACTTAGCGATATTCCCACGGAGGTATCCAATGTATTCATCCTCTGACAAGAAGTCTTCGATGTACTCAATACACTCAATCTTACCACCTGTGTTATAGTGAGCTGGGCTGTTCACATTATCCATAAGGTTCCTTTCCTTCTTGTTCCTGTCTAAGATGTATTTGTAGTATGAACCCAAAACCCTAAAGCCCTTCTAAATAGCTTGCAGCTTTTCTTAGGGACGCTGGGTTATCCTTAAAGGCACCTAAACCAACATTGCAGGATTGGCACAACAACCCCCTAACTTTACCTGTGGTATGGCAATGGTCTACAGAAAGCTCTTTTACCTTCCCATACACACCGATATACTCCTTGGACCCACAGATATAACACTCCACCTTGCTGTATAAGGTATCATACTCTTGCGAACTTAACCCATACACACGCATAACTTTTTGTTTCCGTAAGCAAGCCTTGCAACTCCTCCTGTACCCAGTGGTTGACTTGAGCCTCACATGAAACTCATCCGTTGACTTATCCTCATCACACTTTTTACACCTCAAAGTTTTTCCTCCATAAACACCTTTACCCACTGCGCACAGATACCACTCCTAACAATATCTTCTACGCCAAACTCAATGATAGGTATTGGTAGCATGTGTTTTTTAGCTAAGTGAATGACTTTAGACAATCCATCCGCCTCTTTTAAATCAGACTGCTGTACGTCACCGTTAAGGACGATTGTGGTGTTCTGTCCGACCCTTGTCAACAACATTTTTATTTCGTGGATGGTTATGTTTTGAGTCTCGTCTACGATAATAAAAGCATCGTCAAACGACCTCCCACGCATGAGTGCCAAAGGGGCCATTTCTATATTGCCATTCTTGATACCAGTTTCCACTACACCCTTACCCAGATGCTTCTCTAGTACGTCTAGGACAGGTAAGGCCCAAGGCATAGTCTTCTCTGTCAGGTCACCCTTGAGGAACCCAAGCTCCTTACCGACAGCTACATGGGGTCGTGTAATGACGATCTTGTCAATCTGTTTGGTGACATACAGGTCAGCAGCATATGTCGCTGTGATATACGTCTTACCTGTACCCGCTGGACCTAGCACAAACACTTGTCGAGAGGACTTGAGGGCTGCTAGGAACTCTCCTTGCTTCTCTGTGCGTGGGACTAGGCCAGATGTCTTAGCCTCTGACGCACCTTTGTAGGTAGTCTTACGGCGTGTCCTAGTCTGCTTCTTTGGTGGTCCATTGTCCATGCGAAGATGGCCTTTCTCTAAACCTTACTCTAGTTATTTGGTCCTTCCCGCAGGACTCGAACCTGCAACCTTGAAAGTAGAAATTTCCTGCTCTATCCAGTTGAGCTAGGGAAGGTAGTAGGAGTTACTTAAACGTCTTCTCCCCAGTTAAAACATTCGTACCTCTGTACATAGCGCCCCTGTGATTCTGCAAAGAGCATAGCACTCCCAATGTCCCGCTCGCAGTCTTCCAGTGAGGTAAAGATAAGTCTACTGCTGACAGCCATACAATTAGGTGGTCCGTCCATCATGCAGATCATTGCTAGTGCTGTGAACATAACAGCCTCCTTAGGTTACATAGGCGAGGTTTTTATACACATGCTCAGGTGTAATAAGTTAGGTCAAGTCAACGATCTCACAAGAACCTACGCAAGCAAAGGTCTGTGATCCTGATGTGTTATCTTCAACCTCATACCCAGACAGCTTAGACCAGTCGATGGACTTAGGCATGATAGCAAGAGCATCTTCATAAGTCTCTTTGTCGCAATCCTGATAAGGTGCCTGCTGGTATGTATGCTCACTAAAGGGCAAGAAAGACACACCTGACATCTCATCAAAGTGGTTGTAGACAAAAGCACCTACCTCGAACCACTCATCCTTCTTGACGTTAATTGTCACGGAGGGCTTGTGTTCGCACCAGTGACGTTGATAGGCCAGCCACATCTCAAGCTGTTCGATAGCAGTAAGATCAGATGTAACGACAGCCTTGTTAGGGGCTTTCACTGGGAAACTAAACACGACAGTCTGATCTGGCTTAAACACGTCAGGTTCATTAGGGATGCCTTGGTCCCGCATGAACTGTGTCAGAGGGTCTTTAACATCTCCACGAACAGTCCGGATATAGTAAGGACTATGGCGAGCATGGATACCAGAAGCACTATCAACCAACTGAGAGACGGTCCCAGAGGGTTTAACACAGGTAATAGCAGCACTAACAGGGATACCAAGACGTTCAGCCCACTCAGAATTAGTAGCAATAGCAATGGATTTAAGATGGTCAAGGGTTTTATCCAACCCTCTGTTCTTTGTCGTCATAAGAGGGTTATCCATAATACCAGTAATGGACACACCTAGCAGACGCTCTTCGTCAGTGTTCTTCTGCCAAATCTTACGCAAGTATGGGAACTTGGTGTGAGTAGACTGAATAGTGCCAAGGATAGTAGCAAGACGAACCTTACGCTCCAAGCTCTCAATCGTGTCTGTTGCACGGACAACCACTTCCGTCAAGTTGCAGAACTGATAGGGGCGCAAGATTATCTCGCTACAGGGGTTGGTACCGTAGGACCACTCGTCGTTGTGATCTTCAACATTAACACTAGAAATTTTCATTTATGTCGCTCCAAATATTTCGCTGCTTGGACCAAAAGAAGCCCATCATCTTTAAAATAACCCAGACCCCTGTTGCATAAGTCACAAAGCAAGCCCCTGACCTTACCTGTGGTATGATCGTGATCAACGTGAAAATGGGTGTGTCCCTTCCTGCCAACTTCAGTCGTTTGACAAATATCGCAACACCCACCTTGTTTTTCTAGAGTAGTGTCATACCAATCTCTGGTAACACCGTACCTGCGTAACCAAGCCTTTTCTCTCGTGAGTTCTTTGTCTCGTTTGTCGGAATAAGACTTACACTTTTCAGGGTTTTTAGCCCTCCACTGTCGTAGGTACTCAGCCTTGTCCTCGTATTGACTTACCGTGATCTTAGACATCATCCCCAGCCTTTAGGTCAACTGCCAGCTTAGAGCCAACAAATTCGTTCCCCTTGTAGGTTTTTGTAGACCCGTCTTCGAATGTAACTGTTACGGTCTTGCCACGCCGACCATTCTTAGCTGCCTGCTTCTTTGATGCCTGACGGTTGAAGATACCACGCTCACCAGAGCCACTCTCTACCAGAGCCATCCACTCACGCATAAAGGACAGGCTGTCAGGCT